CACCACCACCGCCGCCGCCGTTAGCTCCACCACCTCCACCTGCGCCATTCCATAATACACCACCGCCGCCGCCGCCGCCTGCAATAAGAATAATATTTAATGCAAGAATTTCTACAACTGAACCGCCGCCACCGCCGCCACCGTTAGTAGCCATTCCACCGCCGCCACTTTGCAATTTTATAGAAATATTATTGTTTGAATTATAAAATCTGTGTTTTAAATATCCGCCTTCACTACTTAATGCTCCAGCACCGCCGCCGCCTGCCATTTCAACTTCATACCAGCCAATACTTAAAGATAACTCCTGGGATTGAAAACCTATTAAATTTGCGATTAATGTTCCGCTTCCTGTTGGAGGGACAATTTCAAAACTTACAACTTTCAAACTATAAGCATACAATTCTTCATTAAATACGGCTCTTCCATTAGCTTGCAAAGAAAAACCTGTATCACCTTCTCGAAAATTTTCACTTCTAATTCCACCATTTTCATGGAGCTTAATCATCTGTGCAGATAAATTTTCAATAAACGCCTGTTGTGCAACAATCAATCTAGCAAAAACAGAGCCAAACCATCCCATGTCCTGTGTAAGTTCAGGAACATCAAGACCGTCTTTAAAACTGCGCATATATAAATCGGCGTGGGTGTCAGGTGATCTGATTTCCCATGCTTTACCTGTCCATTGCATAACGCTTCCGGCTTGACGCCCATCAACGGCAGCTACTAAAAGAACAAAATCGCCTTGGCGTGCTGTTACTTGTCCCTGCACAGGGCCTTTTATAATCGTAACTGTCGCAGTTTTTGACAGATCCATTATTGTTCCAAGGTATCTTGCAGGGAAATTCCTTATGTTCTTTTTTATTAATAAAACTGCGGTATAAACAGAACCGTTATGTTCGGCAGAAACTCTTATGCTATTTTCATCATCTAAAGAAGCTGTTTCGCTTATTGTTATAATTCCGTTTGAATCAATTTTTATTCCTTCCGGCGCATCCTGCTGAAGCGAAAAAATAACGTTATTTAAAAGTGAATTCCATTGAAACAATCTAGCTTGCGCTGTTGCCGGCAAGAGTCCTGTTAAAACATTTCCATCGCCGTCAGTTTCAAGCGTAATGTTCTGCGGATCAAGCGAAAGCCAAACAGGCGTAATATCATCAGTGCCGCGTCTTGCGTTTATTCTTTGCGGCAAACCCCATTCGCCGCTTTCCATATTTTCAGCAATTTTTGTAGATTGCCAAAGCGATCTAAAGTTTTGTTCACGATACCATCCGTCATCTTGTCCGTCACCTGCAGGGCGCGGCGGCTGTTCTTCACTGTCATGATAAATTACAAAACGCTGCCAATTGACAGGATTAACAACGCCTGAATCGATGGCGCCAGAAACAGGCGTAATTCTATTTATAAATTCAGGAAGAATAAAATCAGGTTTATCAACGTCGAATATTTCAGGACTGTATTCAACGCATGTAAGACTTGCAGTCAAGTTCGCTCCCGGCTGCAGGTCTGTTATAATTAAATCAAGCGCTTCATAACCGCGAACGCCAAACGCATAAATGCCTCCGGCTTTTAAATTATTTAAAATATTATTAATCGATATCGGCTCAATAAAATAAATTACATTTTGCGGCTCATAATACACATTATTAAATTCATCGATTACATACATGTCGCCTAATGAAGGTTCGTGAATATCATTACTTTCATCTTCGACAGGATAATATGCAATTGCCTTTTCTCTTGGGATGCCCATATTGAATACGACTTCTTTAAAAATAATTGTACCGTCTGTCAACCTTATGCGTACGGCATGCTGCTGTCCTTCGGTCATAACCACAGGCTCGTCAGTATCGATGCCGATGCAAACGCCGTCTGCGAAAATAAGTCCTTTAATTCTACCTTGCACGGATCCTGTTAACGCAATATCTCCCGCATATTGAATCCAGTCACCTTTATTGCAAAGCAAATACTCAATATCGACTTCTATTGAATGTACAAACGGTCTGTTTTTTATGCATGCGTAATTGTACATGCCAATACGGCGAACCTGCACAGAATCGGTAATACCCCAAAGATCAACTTTTTGAATGGTGTCAGGTTCTGCATCACGATTGCCGTCAGGCGTATTGTGAACAGGCAATTCGTTATGAGCAAATCCGGCTTCCTCGTCGATAAAGCGGAGTGATATTGCATCAGGCACATCGGCTTGAAACATAGTGACGCTGTAACTTACAGTATTTTTTGGAGTGAATAACTGAACCGGAGCCGGACGTTCGATATCCTGTACGACTGCAATCTTTGAATCGATTCGCAGAATCTCGGCGCGGGAAGTACTGCCAATCATCCTTATAAGCTCCGCGATTGTAACGGCTTCCGACAAATAAGAGTTACACGTATATTCATGCTCTTCGCACCAAGCGTAAAAATCTTCTATCGACGTCCAGTCTATGTCATTTTCTTCAACTGTCTGCTGTGCGGCTCTTCCTCGTAAAGCATACATAAGCATGGAAGCGGGATTTCGCGTCTTTTCGGCATTAAGCCAATACAAAGGACCAGAGCCGTTAGGCGAATGAACCGGCAAAACCGATGTTGCTACATAATTAAAACTGTCAATAACACCGTTTAATTTTGCCGTTGCCAAAACGCGAAGAGCAATAATTGTTAAATCTTTTTGTCGTTCTGCGCGGATTGGACGCAAAGGATTTCCGTCTTTATCTATTGTTTTGAATGATCTAATAGAGCCAAGATGAACAGTATCAATAATCTTGCTGTCTGTGGAATCAGGAGTTGTGCGAACAATTTTTATATTATATTGACCTGGTTTAAGATTGTCTAACGTTATCTGGCGCCGCATTGTTTTTAATTCGTTGCCTGTAACATTTTCAGTCCAAAAAAGAATATAATTTTCTTCAGTGGATAATTTATACCACGCATTGACTGTAACGGATGCGGAAACCAAACCTCCGTCATCGTTGTATCTGCCAATTCCATTATGAAAAAAGATATCAATATTAATTTTGTCGGTGTTGTTTGGCGTTGTTTTAATAATTTCGTTTGGTATTTTATTGCCGTCGGCATCCTCAATTTCGTTTTGCAAAGGAAAATTCAACACCTCTTCATGCACACAATGAGGATATAAAGACGACGTTTCACCATTTTGCAATATTTCAAGTTTAATAAAAGGATCCGCGCCTGCAAGAATCGCGTTAATATTTTTTGTTTGTGAAAAATCTACAAGAGGAGTCTCTCCAAGTTTAATGCTGGAAAGATCGATTTCATAATCTTTATATCCGCCGCAGAATAATTGGGTATAACATTGCTGGTTTCCGATTATAGACGTATGCGGATTTGCCGCTATATCAGGATAAATTCGATGACGTCCAAACAAAACAGGGATTCGCCCATGGGGCCGCGCTTGATTTTTTGCGCCGCGAATAGAAGGATCGTTATCCGGTTTTTCCCTGTCTGTTAATGGAGGGATCTCTGTATTTAATAAAACCTGACCGCCAAGCGCCATTGATAAACCTGTTCCAATCAAAGCAGCGCCAAAAAAAGCACCTATACCTGTCCATCCGGCAATTACTCCAATTGCAACTCCAACGGCAGCTAAAGCCCATCCGCCTATTTTCATACCAGTTCCGATTTCTTCGTTTGTGCCATAGGGTACAAACTTGATCCACAATGTATCGCCGTCATTCGCGATTAAAGAAAAATCTGTTATTATTTCTCCATTACGTGAAACCCGCGCCTGCGATAATGGAAAGCCTGTATTCAAATCTTTAATAATTTCGCAAATAGGTTTAGAGTTTGCTGAAACTTTTAAACGGTTTGATTTAAAAGGATGAGGTTGTACAATAACATTAACCGACACGATAATACCCCTCTATGCGGCTTCGTATGCCGGGATGCGATTCTCTTTGAGCGACGCTTCCTGTTTTGATGCCGGTATGCAGGATATAACCATTTCCCGCGACAATGCCGACATGCGCAGGTACTCCGTGCTCTGTTATAACGACTAAAGCTTTTTCTTCAGGCTTTGATATTTTTGTTCCGGCAAGTACAGGTCGATAATCTGCAAATAATTTTTCTGTTTCTTCAAGGTTTAGAGCATCTTTATAATTGTTTGACAGTTCCGGCAGTTCAATATCATATTCGTTTTTTAAAACCAATCTTACAAGCCCGTAACAATCGCAGCCTTTTAATGTTCTGCCGTTCGACACAAAAGGAATACCGATATATTTTTTAACCCATTTAAACATTCTTGCCTCCATTAGAAAAACAACCCTTCAAAATCGTCAGGTGAATACGTATCTTTTGGAAACTTGCGATCTATCAAATATAAATCGTAAACTTCACCATCAATTGTCTCTTTGGTTGCTCTGACATTTCGCAGTCTGTATTTAAGCGGACCGCGCTCATATACATCGGGCGTATCCGCCATGATTACGCAAACTGTCGCGAAAATCTTTTTGCCTACAGCTTTTTTTATTTCCGAATAAATCGCAAGGTCTGTATTGTCAATCGCAAGCCTGCAAGGACGCGGTGTATCGCCTGTCTGTTCCGGTAAAATGATTGAAAATCCTGTAGCGATATATTCTTCACCGCGAGATAACACATGCTGATTGTTGTCAACGAAACGAAGAATAACGCCATTCTCAACTTCTATTGTTAATAAATGTAAAAATACTTTTTCTGTTTCAGGAGCAAGTACTGCTTCTGTCGCTGGTTTGGAAATTCGGCTCATAAACGCTCCAATGACATGGAAATTTCAAACATTCCGTCAGCAGACTTTTCGGTATAATCATCGGTAAAACGAAACTCTCCTGTCTCTAATGTTTGCGGATCTGTAAAAACAAATCTAAAAACGCCGTCTGCAAGAGTAACGCGATAAAACTGTTCTAGTTCATTTCGCTGTGACTCATCAAGGAGCATGCTTCCTGTGTAATTTTTAGTCGATGCAGTATACCTTCTGCGTACTTTATTAGGGCCTGCATCCATTCGTGTGCGGATAACACTGGAACTGCGTTTGGCGCTTAATCCGTCCATACGTAATGTTAGAGGCAAACCTTCCGGCCAAAAAATATCAGCCATGTTATACTCCTACAGCTCTAAGCCCGTATCTTTTTCGCATAGCGCCATCCGCTTGCCCGGAGCCAAGATGATTGTTCATCATATCGCCGATTATTACATCAATTTGCTTACTTCCATCTGCGTTTTCAGTTTCTTTTTGATGAACTTCTTCACCGGAATTATTTATAATATTAATTGTTACGCTTGAGCCATTACCGGAAGCGGCAACACCCAAATCGCCGTTAGCCATCCGCTTAAGAGGCATAATTGATTCAGGCCCGGCTTCACCCATCACGCCCAATTTACCGCCATGACGAAAATAGGTGGGTTTATTGACTATTTGATTTGTGAAGGACCCGCCGTGCGCGTAAGGAATAACACCTCTTGCGTCAAACGCGTTTCCGTGAGCGTTGGCTGTAGCCGAATCTTTTCTTCCTTCAACATACCCGGCGATAAGCGCAGATGATCCTGCGGCTGCCACAAACCCGAGTCCAAGCGCCCATTGTCCCTGTGCTATTAGCTGCAATCCTGCTTGTAAAAACATAGTTGGCAGTTGGCTTAATATCTGCTGTGAAATATTTGCCATTGCTTCCTTAAAATCATCTGCGCCATCTGATCCTTTTGCCAATAATTCACCAACAGCATTAAGACCTTTTATGGCACTGTCAAAACTAATCATAGCAAGCTGCGCAGAAATATTTCCAAGAGCTTGAGCGGCCTGTTTTTCCAGTTCCGGGAAAACATTTAATAATCCGCTTGAAATTTTATGCGCTACCAAATCCTCAAAACTCATTCCGGCAGTGCGTAATGTTTCAATTAATTCTTCAGCCTGTTTAATTTCTTCTTCTGTGGCATCAGATGCAGCCAATGTTTCTAAGGCAAGGTCGTGTTGATCTTTACCAAGGTTTTGAACTGCACGGCTTAGATTGTCCAATGTATCTGATATTTTTAAACTGTCTTCAAGCTTTTTTACTTCCTCTCCCAACCGCTGGTATTCGTTTATAAGACGGCTAATTGAATTATCCGCTAAAGTAAACGAACTGTTAATCTTTGTTGGGTCAATAGAAAAAAGTTCAACAAGAGTTTTTTGTACTTCTGTCTGCTGGTTTCTTAATATGGCAGCGACATCAATTTGTCCCCCCAGTGCTTCTGCAATATTAGATTGAGCTGTAAGGGTACGGTCAAAACCGTCAAGATATAATTGTGCGGCTATCGCTCCGCTATTACCAAAACGTGTTCGGTCTATATTGGTTATTTCTTCAAACCATTCCTGCCATGTTTTTCTTGAGTTAGATGTTGTTATAGTTGGAGTAACGCTTACTTGCACTGGATTTATAGTTACTCCGCTTGCAATCTCATTAATTTCTCTATGAATTCTGTCTATTTCTGCTTGTGTTGCCGGTGTTGTTGCATTTATATTTCTTAAAACTTCTAACATCGCATCTGCATTATTTGCAGCTACCGCATCAATCCAAGCTTGATTTCCATGTTCTAAATATTGCTGAAGTGCAACGCTTCCACTTCGCATATGATTAACGGCTTCATTAACTTTAGCCTCTAGTGTTGTAAAACCATTAATGGCTTCTTCAACCCAGTTTGTATTTACGGCATCTGGATTGACAGGAGTCTCTAATATACTGATAATACTCATTGCATCAATTTTTAAGTTTTGGGTTGCCGCAGATGTCTGTCCTAAAATTTTATTCAATTCATGAGTCAAGCTTGTTAATTTGTTGGCTCCGGCAACAGCTGCAGAGAAATTTCCAGATGCTGCTGCCGCTTCGTACATGCTCTTTGTTAAACCTCTTATTTGAGTTGATGCCTCTTCAAAGCTTCCATCTCGTATAAGATCCTGGTTGCCTCTTGTAATTCGTCTTAAGGAAGCTTCGTAATCTCTCGATGCTTGATCCATTTTTACATTTGCATCGCCAAAGATAGTAACGAGTAAACCTATTCCTGCTGCTGCGGCACCAATTCCAAGCAGCACAGGGTTTGCTGTTAACATGGTTATTGCTGCATGTATACCTTTGATTGCTTTTACAGCAGGACCTGATACGGCTATGATTCCTCCCATGGTTAAAATAAAACGTTTAGTTCCCTCATCCATGTCGGTAATGCCATTCAGTATGGAACTTGCGCTATCAAGCAACTCTGTCGCCATGGGAAGTAATAATTCACCAAACGCAGCGAGCGCCTGTTTTGCATCATCTGATGCTGTTGAAAATTTTTCAAGCACTGTACCGGATAATTCGTTCATCATTCCTGCAAACTGACCGCCGGGGCCAGTCATGGATCTAAAAGAACGTTCTAAAACATCAAAGCCGATTTTTCCTTCGGATGCCATCTGTCGAATACTTTCTTCAGATGTTCCCATTACCTTCGCAAGTTCTTTAACAATCGGGATTCCTTGCTGCTGTAAGCGTACAAGATCGCGCGATGTTAAATTTCCCATAGCCCTTGCGCGTTCAAAAGAACTTGAAATTTCACCAAACGAAACGCCTGTTCCTGCAGCGACATTACCAAGCATCTCGACTGTCGAGGTTGCATATTCTGTACTATGTCCCATGTTGACCATTGCTCTTCCAAGGTTAAACACTTCATCGACAGATAAGCCAGGAGAAGTCCCTAGCCTGCGCCAATCTTCAAATACAACGGAAGCTTCTTCTGCGGAGCCAAGCATATTTTTAAGAGAGAGTTTTAATTTTTCGTTTTCGCCTGCAAACTTTATTGCGGCAATACCTGCGCCGCCAAGAACACCGGAAATAATTAAAGATTTTTTTGATAATGAATCAAGAGCTTCGCCAAGAGATGCGGTTTTCTTTTCGGAATCTTCAACTCCATCAGAGAGTTTTTTAAAGTTTTCTATTGCCCGGGCGACTTCAGCTTCAACAAGTACCCTAAGCTCGTCTGTTACCTGCATTGCGATCCCTTTCC